TGTTAATGTTGCCAGCGCTTTGCCCTGATGTCATAATACAAACACCCCGGTAGGTTCGGCCTTATCGGGGGTTAATCTCAAGCCGCACAATTAGGACACACCATGCCACAAGCGCTCCCTTTACCAGACGGTAGATTTGTAACCATTAGGGAGGGTGAGACTCCCATACAAACATGGGAGCGTGCGCAGCGCATGTATCCTGAGGCATTTGGGGCTAAAGCACCCGAGAAAAAAGAGACGACTGTTGGCGGCCAAGCCAAGGAGTTCTTCAAAGGTTTAGCCCCCGGCGCTATTGGACTAGTAGAGCAAGCGGCAGTTGGCGCATCAGCACTACTCCCCGAAGAAACTGAAAAAGCCGCACGCTCTGGTATTGCAAGTCTTGCAACTTCTGCCAAGAAACCGTTTGAAGCTGCGGCAGGCTACGAAGATACTGTTGGGCGTAAGTTTGGTGAAGCTGCCGGTTCAATCATTCCCTTTTTGGGACTTGGCCCTTTGGGTGTGGCAGGCCGTGTTGGTATGGGCGCGCTTGGTGCTGGCGCAGGTGCTGGAGAAGCTCGTACTCGTGCCGAAACTGGCGGAGCCACAGAGGGAGAACGCGCAGGCGCAACTGCCTTGGGTACTGTTGTTGGTATCAGCGAGATGTTTGCCCCCGCCCGTATTCTGGGACGTATATCAGACCCTGTTAAAGACGGTGCTATATCCTATGTAAAACGTGCGTTGATGGCGGGTGGCGAAGAGGCCGCACAGGAAGCCGCATCTCAAGCTGCGCAAAACTTAATTTCCAAAGGCATTTACAAACCTGACCAAGAAATCATTGAAGGCGTTGGTGAGTCCGCTGCTTATGGCGGCGCGGTTGGCGCGTTAGCGCAGGGCTTATTTGATATGGCACTTGGCCGTCGTGCCAAAGGTACGGGTAAACCCCAAGACGAGTACGCCGCTCTCCGTGAAGAGGAAGAGAAGCGCCTTGAGGCAGAGCGTCAGCGAAAAACAACACCCGAGTACGCACAAGAAGTTGTGCAGCAGTACGACGTACTGGCCAAACAAAAGCAAGACCTGATTGCGCAACTTAAAAAAGTAAAAAAAGACTCCCCCACTTACGACGCAGACAAAGCATTTAATACGCAGATCAATGCGCAAATCCGGGCAATTAGTAAAGAGCTTGAGCCTTTGGCGGACGACTACTACAAGTCTAAGGGCATGCTTACACAGTTGGCAGAGCAAGAGCGCGTTGCCAAGCTCACACCACAAGAGTACGCGTTTGGTCTGGAGCCTGAGACAGAAGAGCAAAAGAAAGCGCTGGAGCCTGAGTTGTATGAGCAACAGATTGCTAAGCCGCCCAAGCCTCCAGTCCAGCTAACTCCTCGACAACAAGTTACAGAATATGCCGATCAACGTATTGCACTGGCTAACGACCAGATGAATACCGCTGCCAGTTACAGCCCCAAGTACAAAGCTGAAGCTAAAAACGACTATGTAGACTACTTGATGCAGGACTTTAACAAGGCGCAACAACTTGTACAGACACGTCCAACATTAACAGGTTTGCCTGAAGGTCTGCGTAGCGAAGAAATTTTTGACGCTCTTAAATTGCGCGTAAGTTCAGAAGCTAAAACAGCTATGCAACAGCGTGCGCAAGAACAGGCGCTTGACCAACAAAAGCTTACTACGCCAAAAGACCAGTTTGCTTTGTTGCGTGAGTCTGAGGCACAGGTTGAAGAGCAGAAGAGAACGACTGAGCCTAACTTTGATTATCTTGACCCAATGTTTGAGAAGGCCTTGTCCGGACAGCCCGGCGCAGTTAAGGTCAATGAAAACCTCAGGCCACTGCGCGAAGCACCTACAGTGCGTAAGACTGTAGACCAGTTGTTTGACGTTGTGGAGCAAGCAGATAGAGATTACCGCGCACTCCGTCGTCAAGGCAATAGAGATGCAGCAATGGATGCATTTCAAAGGCTGAACACGGCAAACGACCAGCTTAACGCAATGGCTAAAGAACAGCCTGCTGGTACAGACACCAAAGGTTTGAAGCGCGGCCCTGCCGAGGAAGACACTCGTGCGTCTTATGCCCGTGAGTTGATTGCCGCTCGTCGTGCGCAACAAGAAGCTATGGCTAAATTAGAAGACGCTACATCTGATGTAAGGTCTCAACTAACGCTTGGCAAAGAAACTGAACAAGTTCGCAACCCTGAAACGGGAGAAATGGAAACTAGACTTGTTGGTTTTGGTAAGGGCGTTGCAGAAACAACCGAAGCAAGTTTGGTTAAAAAGGCAGAAGAAGCTCGCGCACAATATATTACTGGTGCTTTGCAAGAAGCCGCAATCAACCGTCGTGCTTTAAATAGACCGGCATTGACAACAGACGAAGCCCTTGCCGCCGCGTCTAAACTTCATGATACCTTTAACAACTGGATTGAGCGTGCTAAAGAAAAGGGCGCGGCTCCTGTCTACGAAGATGTAATTATTCAACCCGCCCAGATGCGTGCCGACAAGATTGTGCGCTCTGCGGTTACTGAGCGTCGTCTGGTCAGTGGTGGTGTTAAAAAACTTAGCGAAGCTGAAATCAAACATTTCAGAGCAATTATCAATGCCGCTAGAAACAAGCTGACAGACGAAGCGCCGCGCAAAGTTGAAAAAGTAGAAGCCAAACCGCTCAACGTTCAGTTTGCTTCAGAGGAAGCCAAGAAGACTGCTGAAGCCCGTGGCGAGACAGCTACCACGCTTGGCGGAGAATTGCGTCGCCGTACAGAATTTGTGCGCAACAAGATGTCTAAGATGGGCGGCATGCGCCCCGGTGCCCGTGATGCGCTCAATGCTGCCGTTGATATTATGGACGCAGGCAAAGCTACTCGCGAACTCTTAGATAAAGTTGAGCCTGTGGTTGACGCCATCGTTGCGCGGCGCGACGTTAAGCAGGTAGACATTCAAGCCATCAAGGACGCTATCCGCGCTACTGAGACTGTGCCTGAGGGTCAGAAGTCGCTATTCCCTGAGATAGAAAAAGATCTGGGCTATATCCGCGCAACACCAAAAAACTTTGCTAAGTCACCGCGCATGAAGCCTGTGTGGGAAGCGCTAGATAAAGCTCGTGCTTTGTTTAAAAAGTCTGAGCAACAACGTCTTGCCAAAAAAGCAACCGTGGCCAAGCGCATGCAGTTTCTTGAAAGAGTCAAAGAACGCGGCGACAGCATCATTGCAGACACGCAATACTTTTGGAAAGATACAAGCCGTTATTCTAACGAAGCGTTGGCAAAAGTGTTTGTGGGCATGCCAGAAGCAGGCACAACTCCGGAAGAAAAAGTTATTTTAGAAAAGTACCGCACGCTTCAGCCCATGTCTGCGCAAGAACAACAGACCGCTGATCGTTTGATAAGAGAATTTAAAACAGAACATTTGCCCAAGTACAGAAAAGAAATTGACGAAGCCGTAAAGTTGTTGGCGGACGGACGCCGTCTCGACGACACAGATAATCAGTTGTTGGCGTTTATGCAAGACACCAACGAAAATGTCCGCGCAGCAGCAAAAGCTTTGAACGACAGATTGCAACCGCTTCGCACAGCTATCAAGCAAGTTAAAGAAGCTATGCGAAAGTCGTCAATCATAGACCCCGCGCAAAAAGCAATTCTTAATTCTGAGATAGCCATTAAGCAACAACGTTCACAGTACCAAACCGTTGTAGAAGCATCTATTAAACGCGCTCGTGAAGACATGGATGAAGCGTTGGGCTTTTTGCTAGACCCTGTTATTGCTAAGACGAGCGACAACCTCAAGGCGGCAGAAGCAACGCTTGCCAAGGAGCAAGCAGAACTAGACAAGATTAAGAAACGTTTTGATGCGGTGCTGGCGCAAGAAAATGGTGCCAACCGTACCGAGCTTGCCACATACGAGTTGTTCCGCTACGAAGAAAAGAAGGACGTTATTGACGACCTTAAAAAACAAGTTGCGGAACAAGAGTCCGAGCTTCAAGACTTGGTGGATGAGCGTGCAACAGACTACGACGGCGGTTACGCCGTAGCGCAAGCCATGCTTGACAGCAACGTTAAGTTTGAACGTCAGTATTTAGAAATGCTGGAAGGCAGCCTTGCCAACATGCGCGGGGAGAGTGTTCTCGACAGGCCCGGCTCCTACCCGTTTGCTTACCAACAAGCTAAGAAAAACGCTGACGCTCAAAGAGCTACGCTTAAAGCCGCTGAGAAACGTGCAACGGAGTTTGGCGAAGTTGCCAAGTCTGACCAACAGAAAATGGAAGAGTTCTGGAAAGCCAAGTTGGGCGGAGAAGGTATCAAGCGCGAAGAAGGCAAAGTCGACCGCATTGAGACTTCTGCTGAAAAAGAAGCAGAGCGTTTGCGCAAAGAAGCGTCGGAAGCACTGGAGCGCGAAGAAGACGCGTTTATGCGCACAGCTCGCAAAGAACAGATATTTAAAACGTACGGCGACCAGATTGCTGATTTGTTGTTTGAGGCTGAAGGTATCCCCGGCCCTAATACGGAAGCTGAGCTCAAAAAGATTATCAACGATCCCAAGTCTGATTTCCAAGATGTTATCAACGCACAGGCAAAAGTCGGTGTGTTGCAAACGATTACATCTATTGAAGCACAAACAGACGTGCTCCTTGAGGGCAAACCAAAACGCAAACAAAGCGCCGCAACAACGCTAAGCTCCACTGGCCAAGCCAAAGGCAAACCGTTGCGTGCAGGCACACTGTCTGAGAAAAGCATTGAGCGGTTGTTTAAACCCGAACCAGCTAAGACAATTGTTGACCGCTTTGACTTTGGTGCAATAGATCGCGAAGAAGCGGACATAGGGCGTAGCAGTGAAGGCCGGACACAAGGTAGCTTTGACTTTGGCGGGGACTTTAACTTCTCTAGAGGAGAGTCAGCCACTGGCACAGACGCCAAGACCTTAAAGGCAGAGCTTGACGAAGCCATGGGTGGTGACGTTACTGCACGCGGCAACGTTGAGATTTACGACAGCGTCAAAGCTTTTATAAAACAAAACGCAAAATACGCAGGCAAAATTCCCACAGACGCCAAAGGTTTTGCAGAAGACGGGCGTGCAGTACTGTTTGCCAACAATATTGGTAAAGGCCACGGCCTTGGCGTGTTGCTTCACGAAGTTGGCGTACACATTGGCTTCCGTAACTTTTTTAATACGGCGCAGTTTAATCGTTTAGTAAGCACAGTTAAAGGCTGGGCTAAACGCACAGACAACTCTCTTGAAGCACAGATTGGCCGCAAAGCCATGCAGCGTGTGGAGATGGCTGAGACAACGGAAGAACAAGTTGATGATGAGTTGTTGGCGTATGCAGTTGAGGAAGCTGTGCAAGCCGGTGTTATGCAAACAAAAAAAGGCTCGCTGTTTGGTTGGTTAAACTCAATCATCAACGCATTCAAAGTGGCGCTTAACAAGCTGGGCTTCCCCACAAGCAAGATCACTGCCGGTGACTTGGTTAATTTTGCTTATGGTTGCGCTCAATTAGAACTTCGTGGCACATGGCACGGCACTGGCGGCGTGTTTGACCAATTTGATTTTGCTTTCATGGGTACTGGAGAAGGAGCGCAGGCATTTAGCTGGGGGACATACCGCGCTCAAAGATCTAGTGTTGCGGAGTATTACCAAAGAACTGAAGCAAAAAAACGTCTTAATGAATGGGCAGAGTTGCCAGAAATAAAAAAATGGCAAGAGGGACAGCAAGCGCCAACATTCAATGGCCACACTGCTAAAGACTTTTTTGCGTTTGCGGCACCAAAAAATAAAGACACAGACAAGACACTTGGGGGTGTGCCTTACAAATATGCACACTCAATGTTTGCCGTGATTCGTACTATGGGCAGTCCTACTTTTGAAAGCAACTATGATTTGGAATTGACGGGGCCCGTCAATCTGTTTAAAGAAGTTGCCAAAGATATACGCGGTTTTGACAAAAGTTTTTTAAAATTTGTAGACGGACTTGATCTTTCAAAATTATCTATCCGCCATGTTGAGCCTACATACAAAGGTATGCTTTTTCACGAAGTTTACAGCACTAAAGGCAAAGCAGAAGGGCGTATTGCAGGCGGTATTTTAAGTGCTTTACAAAAAACAGAAGGCAGTAGTTTTGAAGAACGTTTGAATATAGTGCTCGACAAAGAGCGTAAACAGTCTTTGGAAATTAAAGATCTGTTTAGCGACGAAAAAACTGGCGCAATGTACAAACACGCAACTGATACGCTTGCTTTTTTAGACAACCTTGATAAAAACAATTTTGTTTTCAATCCACCCGTAGCGCCTCCAATACCAAAACCAACAGGCGCATTAATGCGTACGGTACATTTGGCTCCAGAAGATACTTACTTGCGGTGGAACGAAGCAGCCGACGCTCAGCCGGAACCTGTTGACAAGGCGGTGCGCGAACTATTCAATGATTTGTCTGAGACAGCTCAAATTAAGTTTCTTAGTTTGCTGCCCGAAACTAGTCCTGCCAAAGGCATGGACATTTACGAAGCTCTTAGCGGGACGTTAGAAAACGAACGTTTGGCTTCGTTAACGATGTACAACTACGGTATTGCAGGTAACAAGTTTTTGGATTCCTTCTCTAGAGGCAAGCCCATTACTAAAAAGTCTACATACAACTACGTTGACTTTGCGGACAAAGAACAAGGCGCCGAGATTGTTGCAACTAATATTGCGCCAGTGGGCAACGCCAAAGGCATTTTGCTATCTCGTAAACCGCAGTTTGCAGACCCTGAGTTTGAAAGAGTTAGCTCAACTGTTACTAGAACCGTGGCGCAGGACAAGACTTGGTGGGACAGCATCAAGGTCAACTTAACTGGCCTTGCGTTTGAGACACAGCTTGTTGACCGCTTTGCAGGCTTTGAGCGTTTGGCCAAGTACATGGAGCCGCTCAAAGGCACCCAGATGTTGTACTACCTCCGTTCGTACGACCAACGCATGAACATTGTTTCTAAGGCCGTGTCTGATGGAGCGCCCTCAATTCGCGAAATAAAACGTGATGATGGCCGTGTTGAGCGTCTTGTTGAGACAACAGGCGGTGCCAGTATTGCCGGTGTTGTGAACAAACTAAAGGATGCCACCCAGTACATTGGTAACGGCGAAGCTGTCAACCAAGTGTTTACAACTTACATGGCGGCTATTCGTGCCAAGAACAAAGGCATTGAGACGCTTAACTTTGGTAAGGACAAAGACGGCAAGCCTGTATTGACACAGGAAATGCTTGATGAAGTTACTGCTTTAGTTAACAAGAACAAAGAGCTTAAAGCCATCTTTGAGGAAGCCCGTACAGAGTACAACAAGTACAATCGCGACCTTTTGGACTTTGTAGCCAGCACTGGCGCTTTGTCTAAAACGCTTGTGAAGAAGTTGGTGGCCGAGGACGATTACATCCCGTTCTATCGTCAGCGCAAGGGTGTCGTTGAGTTGGTGATCGGCAACGAGAGTCCCATCCGCATCGGCAGTATTGCAGATCAACCTTACCTAGACAAATTGGTGGGAGGTGACACAGCCATCATTGACTACATGAATAGCTCGGTGCAGAACACCAACATGTTGGTGGACATGGGCATGCGCAACCTTGCAACCAAGAACGCAGTCATGGAACTGGTCGACCTGAAGGCCGCCACGTTGGTCAAAAAAGCTGAGGGCACAGACGTTGTCAAATTTAAAGTAGATGGAGATGACCGTTACGCGATTGTTGCTACAGAGAAGGTAATGATTGGCAACAAGGAGTTTGAGACAGGCGTGCCTGCGGACATCTTGGTCAAGGGCATGGAGGGTATTCCCACGCAGATGCCGTTCCTATTCCGTGTCATGGCCATGCCTGCGCAAGTTTTGCGTAAGGCAATCACGCTGAGCCCTGTGTATATGGCCAAGCAGTTATTCCGTGACTCGTTGGCGGCTCCAATTCTATCTGGCGCTGACTTCACACCCGTGTTTGGTGCTTTAAAAGAGATTAACGGCGCGGCTAAAGAGAAGCTAGAGAAGCGCGGCATTACTGGTGGTCAGCAATTCCGTGGCACAAGCGAAGACATGTCAATGATTCTGCGCGAGATCACAGACGGCAAGCCCGGATGGATGCAAGCACTTGGCAAACTTGAAGCGCTCAGCATGGAACTGGATGCAACCACACGTCGTGCCCAGTACAACAGCTACATTGAACAAGGCTTGTCTGAGATGGAGGCTACGCTTCTGTCTCTGGAGTCAATGAACTTTAACAAGCGCGGTGCTTCTCCAAGCGTGCATGTGCTCAATGCAATAATTCCTTTCTTCAACGCACAGATTCAAGGTCTGAACGTGATGTACAAGGCGATGTCCGGCAAGATGCCGTTCAACGACCAACTGCGCATTCGTGAAAAGATGTTGACGCGAGGCGGCATGATGGCGGCGGCTACGTTTGCCTACGCCGCAATGATGGAGGACGATGAAGCTTACAAGAATGCCACTCCTGACCAGAAGTATGGCAGTTGGTTTATCCGCGTTCCCGGTGTCGACGAGCCTGTCAAAGTCCCGTTGCCATTTGAGATCGGCTACATCTTCAAGGCTATCCCTGAGGCGCTGTACAACACCATGACCACAGAGCACGGCGGAGAAGAAGCAGTCAAGGCGTTTAAGCAAATCTTGTTGCAGACAATCCCCGGCGGCTCGTCATACTTCATCCCGCAAGCGGCCAAGCCTTTGATCGAGGTGGGTCTGGGCAAGTCGTTCTATACAGGCCGCGATATTCTGTCAGCACGCGAGAAGCAGTTGTTGCCTGAAGAGCAGTACCGAGTCAACACAAGTGACGCCGCTAAGCTGGTCGGTAGTACCTTGGGGGTGTCGCCAATCAATATTGAGGCGCTTGTCAGTGGCTACACAGGAACGATGGGTCTGGCTTTCTTGCAGGCGATCAGTCTGGGCGTGCCATCCAAGGAGACTCCAGAGCGTGCAGTACGGCGTTTGTCTGAGTACCCAATCGTGGGCGGCGTGTTCCAACCCAACGACGCAGGCGGCATCATCAACTCTGTGTATGAGCGCATGAACGAGGTGTCTCAAGTTAAGAGCACTGTTGACAAACTGTTGGGTGAAGGCAAGGTTCAGGAAGCTGAGGCCTTGATGACCAAACGCGGCACAGAGTACATGCAAGCTGAGCTGTCTAACACGTTCAAGGCAAACATGAATATGCTGACCCAAGCAGAGCGTGCGATTGCCGCATCGAGAATGCCTCCTGAAGAAAAGCGTAAACAGCTTGACGACATCAGGAAGATGAAGATTGGGCTTGCAAATGCGACGCGGGAAATTTCCGATAAAACCATACGCCTAGTTGGTGGTTCTTGATACCCACGATAGCCCGCGCTTGAATGCGGTGAGGGAGAGCGGCACGTAAGCCTAACTCCCTCACCTTTTCAACGTCTAGCCCCGGTACGAAGAAACCCTCACCCGGCTTTAGCTTCGCCCAAGGATAGATTATTACCATCAAAGACTTCGTCCCTAAAAGTTATGTGCATGGTGTTCACACGCATGGCAGGGCCGTTGGTACGGGACAGCATATCTTTCTTGACGTACTTGCAGGTAAACAACTCCTCCATCTGCGCCTTGAACTCGTCGTAGCCAAAGCTCATGCTCACGCAATGCTTCTTGAGTAACTGCTCTTCAATGTAGAACTCTCTGTAACCCGGTGTCAAAAGCCCATGCTCCACCCTGCCGAGCACCTTGCTCTTGGTGGTCGAGCGGTCAACGATGTCGCCGTTGTCGCCCCACGCTGCTAGGATTCTGCCCTCGACTTTCTTCAGAACGATAAAGCTTCCGTAGTTGTCACCGATGTAGGCGTTGAGCACATCTTCAGCAGAGCGCACACTATTCTTTATAATGCCACGGCCTTTCTCCACAAGTCCTTTCAGAGCGGTGATGACCTTGTTGATTTCCACGTCTAGGATGCCAGAGTACTCCTTACGCAAAAGAATTGCCGCCGCTACAGTTGTAGTACAGCCTGCGTGCCAGTAGCGCTCATCGTCGTTAAAGTTAAAAACCTTCTTCAGATGGATGTGTACCTTGCGCACAATCTCCTCGGCAGTCTTCTGATTGACAGCTAACCACCGAACCCAAGCCTCACCCGCTACGCCGTAGTTGCGTTTGATCTCAAGCAGAGTCTTGCGCTCTTCTGAGTTCCAGATAAGTTTCTTGTGTGGACACCACTCAAGCATCCGCAATAACTCGCCGTTTGAACTGTGCTTGCGTGCCCCCGCCATGTAGTCGGTTAGCTTCTCGTTACCAGTCATCGTGCAAGTAGCTGTCCACGTACTGTTATTGATACGTTCCTTGTTGGAGCCCGACTCCATACGCTCCTTGCCCTGCCCCTCGGCATAGTCAAAGATAAAGGCAGGTGCCCACTCCATGTCCTTGCGTTGGGTGTTGGTGATCTCGTCGATCAGAAGCGGCATGCTGTTAAGCAACCCCGCCCTTTGTTGCATTGCAACAGGAGAAGTACTCTTGCCTGTGCGGTAACGCAGTGGGTGACCCCACACACCAGCCTTGGCACTTAGAACTAAAGACTTACCTGTACCTGACCATTGTGAACCGATGTGCCAGACGAAGCCTTCGTACTCAGTGAAGCGCATAAGCGGTGATCCAAAGGAATCCAGAGACACAGCCAAGGCTGTCTCCATACCCTCTTTCTCCACAAAGATCGTCTTCCATAGGTGTTTCCACGTAGCCAAGTCGCCCTTGCCGTTAGTGTTGCGGTTGATGTTCTCAAGCCCGGGCATAGGTATCCGAGTCTCGCGCCCATCTTTACTGAACACGCGGTTGTTGTAAACAAACGACTGATCTGCTTGCCACCCACATTGGAACGGCACCTCGACAGGTTTGCGGTTCTGAGAAGCATCGCCCACACACGAACGCACATACTCAAACAGCGTCTTGTCGTGACCCGCAAAGGTACTGACAATGTTCTGACTGGCTAGCCACTTGAGCGTCTCGTCCTTGCTGACAATAGATTTCTGTGGGAAGTTAAGCGTCTGCACGCCTTCGGGTCGCACAGCGGCCATGTGAACCAAGTGGTCGTTCTCCATCTTCAACAGGTCAACCACAAACAAGTCGTAGGGAACCAGTTGAATATTCTTCTTACTTTTCTTTCCTTCTTCGTCTTCCTCAGTACGCGTGCAGTACACGCCACCATGCTCGCCATAGCTGTAGCCACGAGGGGGCACAGGACGTACCACGCTAGGTGCTAGGGGTAAACCCGTATCTTCTGGCTCGTAAGATTCCTCAGAGTCAAGCTCAGCTTCGTCAAAGTCTTCCTCGGCAGGCGCAGATAGCATGATCTCTTTGGCGGTGTTGTCCACCTTGATCTCGCGCCCCAGTATCAGTGGGTTGGTGATCTTGCCCCAGTGCTTACATTTTGTGCAGATTCCGGGGTTCTCGCTGTCCATCTTCATGCACGCGTATGGGCCTTTGATCTCAGAAAGCTTCTGGTGCATCCGATCGTGCGGGTATGGGTGCATGTCCGACAACCAGATAGCCTTCTCTGCACCATCCTCACAGACCTTTGCCCAAGACAGTAGTCCACGCCAGATGGGTTCCTTGCCGTCCTCTGTGGCCGTGGCAATGTAGTCCTGCACCTGACCGCACTGGTTCTCAAAGTTACCAAACAGCGTGAAGCTATCTTGAATCAGCTTAACCTGACCGCGTGTCTGCGCCGTGGGGCGTTGGCCGGGGAGGTCTAGCTTGGTCGGAGGGGGTGCAGGCACCTCTTCCAATTTCTCATAAACAAGTGGCGAAAAAGTCGAGAAGTCAAAAATATCGCCTTCTTGGACTACGCGCACAGGGCGTGGCGTCGCGTACTTCTTCTTGTTGTTGGCAGTTCCGGGCACACGTAAGATGCGCGCAGTGTCCGCAGTCACCGTCATGTCGATGTTGAAGCCTTCCTGTTTGCACAGACGCTTCAAGTTCTCGGCAACAGGTTTCCATATAGTTGCAGGAATCTCGTCCTTCAACGGCCAGTAACAATGCAAGCCTCCGCCTGAGTCAACCACCCATGGCGTACCAAGAACGTCGAGCCCAGACCTTGTCAGGAACTCAATCAGCGCATCAGCCGCCGCTTTCTTGGTAGCGTACCCATCCAAGTCAACAAAGAACGACTTGAGGTACTGAGCTTCTTCAGCGCCGCGCTTCTTGTCAAAGGTAGCTACGCCATAGAAGACGTCGTAGTTGTTGGCATGCCACTGCTCAATCGTCGGGATAAGGTCGTCGATTTTGTCTGCATATACATGCTCTTTCTTTTTTGTGAGTTCTACCGCGCAATACAGGCCAAAACCTTCGGACGGCAAAACCACCGCTAAAAAATCAGCGGATGTCATGTGTATCCTTTGGTTATTTTAGTTCAGGGTCGTTCGCGTGATCTACGCCTGCGGCAAAACCTTCTTCAAAGCCACGCTTGTATCCGTGTTCTAAGCCGTTGCCACTACCATCAGCAAAGCCCTCGTCGTAGCGGTCTTGATACCAGTCAAGTGCCTTGGCAAAACGCTCACACAGAACTTCTACCCATTCTTTTGGCATGTTCTCGTTGCCCATCAGGTATACCTGACGCAATATTTCTTCGTCGCTCAAGTTTTTAGGTTGAATGCTTTGCATGTTTTTCTCCAAGCTTCGTCGCCCGTACTGGACGACTGTAAAATTTTAATAATAGACTCCACCGCAGGGCGGTAAGCCACGAAGACTTCGCCACCATTGAACCAGTTGTAAACAGATTGCCGAGAGGCTCCTGTCACTTTGGCTATCTTAATGGCAGAGAAGTCATGATGCACAGCCCATCGCCCGAGTTGGTTGCCCAACGTCTTAGGCGCTTTCTTGACTGCGCTAATTACTTGTGGTGAATATGACATTTTGTTAGGCGCTAGGACACGCAGAACGGGAAACGCAGTCGTGTGCATGTGAATGACTTTATTAACGAGGATGGAACCCCCCCGGCACACGCAATGCGACCGCCGACTGCGGCCTAGCGGATTCCTTTATTCTGCTTCGTCCCAGTCGTCCACCATGGCAGACAAGTCGGCCTTCGCCTTGGGCACAGCGTTGGGCTTCTTCTCTTCTTTGCGGACTACGGGTTCTTCATCATCCTCGGCAGGCAGAGGGGCAGGCTTGGCTTTGGTCTTAGCCTTGGGTGCGGGTGCTTCCTCTTCCTCGACCACAGGCGCAGGGCGCTTGCCTTCAAGCTTCAAAGGTGCGGGGGCGGCAACGCTGTCCATCTTAGAGAAAGACATTGTGATCGCCTTAGCCGCAGTGTCTGTCTTGCCTTGTTCCTGAATGGTTGGGAACTCGTCGTCAGTCAACCAACGCATAGCCTTAAAGAACAGCTTGGGCGCTTCGGACTTGGTGTCGAACTTCATGCGCGTGATGACCTCAGATGGGTCAATGTTCTGTGCGCCCAAGTGACGAGCGTAAGCTTGCAAGGCTCGGTTGTCGCCCTCTTCTTTGCCGAACACAGACTTGGCAGGCACAGTCAACTTCAACACAGCGCCTTCCATATCGTTGGCCAACACTACAGCAATGTGTTGTTGGAAGCGGCAAGCGCGGCTATTGTTCTGACCAGAACCGGCAATGTTCTGTTGGCATCCATCGCACTTGTTGTGCTGTGGGTTGCTTGCCTCAGGGCTTGGTGTCTTGCCGTCTTGTGACCAGCAGTCAGGCGCAGAGACTTCGCCATCGTATGCCTTGGCATAGAACACGCGTGAAACATCAGGCGCGGCATTGACAATGACTACGTCGAGGTAGCGCTCTTCGATAGCGGCAATCTCTTTGCCGCCTTCGTTCAAACGAAACACACCGCCTTTGATGGAGATGCTCTTGGTGCGGTTACCTACTGCGCCACCGGCTAGGGCTCGGGCCATGGGTGACAACGATGTGCGGTTCTTTGCGAACGCGGGGGCTTGGGATGGGTTGAATAGAGCTACATTGCTCATAATGATTCTCCTGATTACTTAGTTGGTTTACGAACTGAAATGGCGTACTCTGTCATAGAGTTAAGCCCTGCGGGAACTAGACTGGGATTCTCGGACAAGAACGTAGCCATGTTGGTCTGCGCAATACGCTTCTCCAACAAGTCCAACGCATCGTGTTCCTTGATGAACTCTTTAAAGGAGTCCCAGTCTTGTGTGTTGTAGCGTGTCTTGGTAGACAGCACTACGGTGCCTTGGTCTGTGCGTACACTTGATACGCCAAGCTTGAGCATTTGGTCTTTGAGCGCGATCTTCACAACGTCTTGCTGACGCTTGATGTCCTCGATCTCGGACTCGTACTGAGCGGTTAACTCTTGTACGCGTGACTGCATCCTGCGGTACACCTTCGCCAACTTGTCCATGGGGACAGTGACGTCTGTCGGTGCTTCCTGAGGAGCAGGTTCCTCATCATCTATGTTTAACATTTACTTCTCCTTGAATTATTTTATTGTCAATGGTTTGACAGCATAGCACGACTGAATTGATTTGCAACTCCTTTCTTTAAATATTTTTTACTTCGCTGTCGAACATGCCGACAAGCATTGCGTGATCGGAAACTTTTGTATTCATTGCCTTGAATAATTTCTTTTCAATGGGGCTTGACTCAATGTGTACCACAGTAACTTTGTCCGAGTCTTGACCTTTGCGGTCGGCTCGTGCTATGCACTGCGTATACATCTCCACTGACATGAGTGGGCCAAAGAACACAACTGTGTCAGCGGCAGTTAGGGTAATCCCGTGGGCTGTCGCTTGTGGTTGCAACACCAGTACGCGGATGTTGTCGGTAGTCTGAAAGTCGTTAATGATCTGACCACGCTTGGTTGCTGACACGTCGCCATGAATCTGGTCAACGGCATAGCCATGCTTAGTGAGATGTTTGACGATGGTGTCAATGCTAGAGCGGAACAAAGCAAAGATGATTACCTTGCGGCTTGTCTCTTCTAATACCTCCTCCAGTACACCAAGGCGAGGGGCGGCATCGAACTCAACAACTTCCTTCTCGTCTGTGTACGCCGCACCACAACTGATTTGTAGCAACTTGTTTACAGCAACGCCTGCGTTGACTGCGCTGATTGTTTCTCCGGCAGCTTGGAAAAGCATCTGCTCTTTGAGTAGCTTGTAGTACTTAGCTTGCTGTGGTGTCATCGGCACTTCGCGTGTGACTGTGATGACGGGCGGTAAGTCAAGGCACTGGTCTTTGGTGAAACGTATTGCGGGTTGAAGCGCTTCGTACACAAGCTCTTTAGCGTTAGCCTTCGGAGCCCACTTGAACATGCTGATCTTGTTCATGACCTTGTCGCGCCACGATGTCTGGAATTTAGGCACACCGCTTGGATTAACAAACTTAGCCAGACCATACGCATCCACAGGCGACTGCGATGCAGGCGTACCAGTCATCATCCACAAGTATGTCTCTGGCTTGATGATTGACGCAAGTGTTTTCCATCTACGCGTTGATGGGTTCTTGTATGCGTTGGCTTCATCGACAATCACCAAGTCAAACCTACCATCAGCGTTGATCTCAGATGCGATTAAGTTAAGGCCGTCATAGTTGGCAATCACAATCTCGTAGTCTTGCTGAATCATTTCAATACGTCGACTAGCTTGAGCATGGTGCGCGACGATGGCAGAGCGATGGATAACACTGCGGTTGATGTCACCCATCCATGCGCTGTGCATGATAGACAAGGGGCAGAGAATTAACACACGACGAACTTCACCACGCTTCATCAAGAAGTCAGCCGCCCATAGCGCAGACAAAGTCTTGCCAGTTCCGGGGTCGTTAAAACAGAACGATCTGCGGTGTAGTGTGAGGAAAGCCGCTGTCTCTCTTTGGTGAGCCATTGGTATAAACTTTCCCGGCCAGTCGTAGCGCCTAGTGATAGGCGATGGGACATCTTTCACACCGAGATTGCGTAGCACGCGTGCTTCATCAAGCCCCCAATACACGGCTACTTCAAAGATGCCGTTCTCTTCAGACAGCACCTTATGCTTTGGAATGATCGCGTACTTGTTTGGGTTGCGCGTGCGCAGTACGAGCGCTTTGTCGTCAACTATCTGCATGTGGTTTGTCTCGTAGTATGTAATGATTCAAAGGTTCTGCCGGTGCCATCCGTTCCCCTATCAAATGTCTGACAAGTTTTCTATCACTTAACTCCTGCACAACATCTGCAATGTCTTCAGCGCGTATGTTGTACATATCTTCGGACGTCACCACACGCCCACCAAACCGCACTTCCCATAAGTTACGCAACACTTCTGTTGGAACATCTTCGAGCCCTGTCAATCGTTTTTGATTTACTTTAATATCCTTAAGGGTTGCTCGTGGGTCAGTCCAACCCATCTCGTAGCGATCACTAGCTCTGTATTTCAGCGTGCTCATGCGTCCTCCTTCAGCCTAGCCCACGGCGAGTTGTCTGAGTGATGGTTTAGTTCTTCCATCTTTTTATTTGTGTGCAGTCGTGCTGACGCATCAGACCAGAAGTCGTCTTCTATCTCCGACACATCTACCCATGTATCTCCATAACGTGCACGCCACAGATTAACTAACTCTGATAAAGGTATCGAATACACAGGGTCGTTGTTAGGATTGAACGAAGTCATGGTCATAACACTATCTTCTTCATCCATGGCGTCTATCAATTCACTTTTTACTTTTCCCATTTACTTCTCCTTGATTTATTTTGGATTACGACACACATACTTAGAGCGGTCGGTTAGGAAGTGAACCTCAAGCTCACCTTCTCTTCTCATTCTGTTGTACGCGTCTTTGTAGAACGGGTCTTCTGTTACTTCCACCAGATCAACCCAGTCATGTCCCCAACGCGCTACCCAGAGATCGATAAGTCTTGCAGTAGGTATGTCACTTAATAGAGTGGTCTGACTTTCGCGCATACGAACGGTTTGCGCTCGCGTCTTTGACTCGGAGATTCGAACGTACTGTTTTTCCACCTTTGGATAGTGCTCTTTTGTGATCGACATCTTTTCCATCTCCTTTATGTACTAGTCCTTCCTTCTCCATAATTGCTCGTGCTTGATTTCGAGCGGCACGTTTCTTCTTGACAGCGGGTGTGCCGTCATACTGCGCGTACTCTTTTGCGTATGGGCGTGGTTTGTTTACGTAAGGCATAGTGTTCCTTTATTTCATTTGGTATGTTTCGCGTACTTGCCGTAACACATCTACTACACGCATGTTTGGCGAGTCTCGTATCTCCATGACGTCATGCAGTAAACGCATTGCGAGAATGGTTGCACATTCTGGGTGCAGGATAATACTACCGTGACCATTGGTCTCTTGTCCACCGTCATGTACCATTGCCGCACCGCTATGGTCAACAATAATATCGTGGCCTACTATAAGCTTTGCACTACACACGTGGCAGTGAGTAGCTACTTTCATCGGCGCATCGCCGTAACGTCCTTGGCTCATAATTTCTCCTAGTGTTTCTTGTTGAACTCGCAAGTCTTTACTGGGCACCAACCGCACAGTGGCGTTTGGTTTGGGTTCCATACGTCATTGGCAAAACTAGCTTCAAGCCGCGCTGTACGCTCACGATAGTCCCACCAGTGTTTGTCGGCGTCATCTCGTGCCATCGACATCTTGACCATATCATTTTTCACAATGAACAGCAATGCTGAGTTGACCTTGCGGATGTGTGGGAAGTGGGCAAACACCATGAGCGACATGAGAACTAACTGATCTCTATCTGGATACTTGTTGTTGCCAGTTTTCCAGTCACCCACCCACGCCGTGAGGTTGTCGTCGTCAACGACTAGGATGTCAGCAATGCCGCGCACCCATACGTCTTTGTCTTTCCAACCTGTTGGCTTGAGGTCGACAGTCAGCGCCATCTCATACTCAGCGAGCTTGCGCCCATTCTTTTTCAGCATGGCGTCCACCACAGGTTGAAACTGTGAGTACTCAGCGGGTATTGGTTTGCCCTCCGCAATGTAGTCCTCAATAGCTTTGTGTACCTGATTGCCGTAACGTGTTGCCTCAGTCTCAGTGAACGGATAGTTCTTCAAGACCTTGACCTCTTGGTAACGGCGTTGGCATCCCTCAAAATCTTTGAGGGCTGAGTGTGACCATGCGGGTTGTTTCATAGTTGGGCTGAGTTGATTGCACTTGATAAGCGATTGGCGAAAGCACTGACAAACTTCTCGTCACTACATAGCTCGTGCTTCATGTCGTGTAGTACAGCGTGAGTCATCTCATGCCAGAACGTGTCAGACATTTCTTCTTTGCTGAGTTTGTTGCCCTGCATGTCATGTGTTGCCATCCATATAATGCCGTGTGTGTAGTCGATCGTGGCAAGGATGTTCTTTGTCTTTGCTTTCTTGACTTTGATAACTGCGTAGGTCTTGGTGCCCACAGTAATTTTCTTTGGTATCTGCATTGCTTCTCCTAGCTTTTTGCTAATCCATATCTCCGGTGAGCGCCACCGTCAGCGGACAATGGTATGCCTTGCATATAACTTGGCTCCATAGTCATTTGCGCCAAGACCCAAGTCTTAGCGTCAACCACTTCATCGTCAGGTACAACAGCAATCAGTTCGTCATGCACTGTGCCTGCGATCGGGTACTTCTTTGATACCCTCAACATACCATCCGTCATCACAATGCGAGCCAAGGCTTGCGTGATGTTGTTCGTTATCTTCCCTGCATACAACTTGGTAGCGTGTGGCCCGTAGACTGCTTGGCTCCTACCTTTGTCGTCCTTCACATAGCGAAGATCAGGGTACAACAACTTCATTCCGTTTGGTAATTCTATCTCACCTTTGCGGAACGTAATACATTTATACACCAGTTCTTCGCCATTGACAAGCGACCTGTGTAAAGCTGTTTCACAGAGACTCCAGAACGCTACAACAGGGTACGCAGTTCTCCTATACGTATCTATGATAGCTTTGGATGCAAGCACATGGTTTAGAAGATCTTCAGTTGAGCAGGTGTGCGGTATCTCCAACAGCTTGGTATCAATGTCGTTCAACTTCACGAACGCTTGTGCATACTCAGAGTCAACGCCTAACTGCTTCGCAAAGTCCCGCGAGTACCTGACCGGTGGTGCACCGAGGAAACCGACGAGTAGTTGAGAGGCAAACGAAGCCCAACCGAGGCCGTAACCG